AAAGCGGCTAACTGTTTTGTGTCCCACATCTGTTGGTCAGGATTGACCGCCAGAGCCGATTTATTTTCCATTTATGCCTTCTCTCTTGCTAGTCGAACACGCAATACAACTGGGTTCAAATGTTGAAGCGCGTGTAGCACTTCGCCTTCTGCCGTCTCGCGGATTTGTTTTGATAGTTCCGCACCCTTTAGTTTTTCAACTGTGGACTTTGGTGTTGGTACTTCTACCGCTACCAGTATTTTTACCGTGTTTGCCATGTTTTATTTACCTTCCGTAAATAATCTGCATACAATTTGTGTGCAGAAACTTGTCTGAATTAAAAAACTGCCTACTTCCATTCAATTACGCAACCACTTTCATTGCAATACCAAAAGAAATGAATTGCAAATTGATAAAGTGCTATTCCAATTACAAATGCAACTACGAATAGAAAACGCCTACCGCGTAGTGTCAATTTAAGTGGGTTTGAGTTCAAAGTATTTAGTGTCAATACCGATACTGCGGTGAATAAAGAAAATGAGATGCCTAATACGGTGTTTATCATTTGGGTTTGCCTCCATTAACTAGATTAGACGATTTATTTATTGAGTTCAAGTAATTGAAAGTGCAAGTCGCGTATCTATTTATTGTTATGCCTAATAGTAGAAACACGCTCTGCAAACGATTAGGCGGTTTGGCACTTCGTGGGGTTACTTAACTACTACCCGACTTGTACCAAACCGCCTACCGACTTGTGGTGACTTATAGCAGGTTCAAGATTTTGTTCTTGAAGTTATCTCCTGCGCCAGTAACTATTCTGATAGCCCTAGCAGTATCTGGATTTTTGTCACGGACTGGCTTAGCCCAATCCGCATATTCGGTAAAGGCGTTGTATGCCGCCCATTTTGTACCGAAAATGTTGGCTTGTGTTGGTGCTTTCCACAAACCATTAAGTGTTCCGCGTGCAGTTTCCGCCATAGTTACTGCGCGTGGGCTTTCTGGGTCATCAATTGGAAATACATTTTCAACTAATGAATAAAATTCCTTATCAGTCATTTTCTGACCGAGAAGGTTATTTGCTAACTGCTCAAATGACTCTGTGTATTTCCATGTCAATTTGAGTGTTTCTCGTGCCGCTTGGATTTTACTGTCCACTTTTGGTGTGTGGCGTAATGTGAAAGTGGATTTTGCTTGTGAAATTGCGGCAGTTAGCGTGTTCTGGCAAACCACGCGGATAGGAGTAACTAGAACATTGAATGATGAAGTTCCATCATGTGTGTTCCAAGCCATCAAATATAAATCAATAGCATCTACGCCACCGATTTGCAATCCTTCTGGCATCTTCATAGTCATAAAGACTTTTTTACCACCGTCAATACTGCCAGCAGTCTCAAATACCGCGCCACTTTCATCAGCAACTGCATTTAGGAATGAAAACGCTTGGAGGTTTTGTACTGGTGTATAACGATTACCCACAACGCCAAGTGCTTGCGCCTTTTTTGTCTTTGGGTGATAGCGATAAGTCATAAACTTATCTGCATATGTAATTTCTTCCATTGAACCTTGTTCCATAGCGGAATTACCGTACATAGGAACCATTGTTGATACAGGGTCATCAGATTTGATGACTTCCCAATCAAGTTGTGCAGTTTTTAGCGCATCTTCTGCGGTGAGTGCGCCTTCTGTAACGGTGCCTAGTTTGTGCCAAGCAACCTCTCTTGCGGAAAAGAAGGCGGAAGTTCCGTCTGCAAATTCCTCTAGTCTGTGTGCCATTATGCGTTTATCCCTTCGGTTGTTGTTGGTTTGTTTAACTCGGCAGCAACCGCTAACGCAATTGCGTAAGTGTCACCGACGAATGCTGGAAAAGGTACGGAAATAAAACTTGTACCGTGCGCCATTGAGTCTTGATACCACTTAATCCATTTAGACCAGTTGATAACCAGATATTGTTCTGCGGTGCAATACCCTTTGGATACGCACGCATCATGGTAAAAACTGGTTGGATTGATTGTTAGCCATGTATCCACTTCCGTAGATACTGTATTTGTTTCTGTTTTAACAGTAACTGTAATTGTTTTTGTATTAGTCATTATCTTCTACCTCAAAATCTTCCACTTCAAATGACTCTGATGTTTCTTCAACTTGTTCATCATTGATATTTGATGAAATACGGATAGTGAAATCACCATCACTAATATCATCATGTGTCCAGTCAAGTGGAACATCAAATTCATATTCGCATTTAACATTGAATGTAACTCTGACGGACTTTGTAAGTGAAATATTGACTTCCTCTGCAAACTCTTTCAAGTCGTCAATACTGATTTGTTCATCTTTTACATGCTCCTTAATAAATTCTTCAAGTGATGTAAAGAGATTTAAGTACCTTGAAGTTGCTTGTGTTGCTTTTTCTCTTTGTGTAGCCGCAACTCTTTGTTCGTGGTCAATTTTGTCAAGTAATAGTTTGACCTCTTGAACTGCGTATGCAGTTGTTCCACTAACAATTTCTTGTGCTTTTTGTTCATTTGTAAGTGTTATTTCTGGTGTTGCATTTGTTTCTGTTGTCATTTGTTTATCCCTCTTGTTAGTTTCTGATGAGGCTCATCAGTAGTGCCGTCCAGCACTAGATAGCACTTGCGGAATTAAAAAACTGCCTACTTCCGCAAGTGCTATTTCGCCTTCAACTATGCGATTTGTGTATTGCGTATTGACCTAACTTGTTACCACTATGAATAAGTTGGTCTGCAACTTGCATTGCCATTTCACAATTACCAGCGTTGATTGCTCTTGCAAATACTTCGGTGGATACCAAAATAAATGCTAAGTCTGCTTCAATATCGGTAACTGGTTGTATTTCTGGGCAATTAGGACACTCTGTATTGCGTATGTTGATTATCTTGGCGGTCATGCAACGGTTACCCATCTATGTACCGCGGCAATTAAATCGTCATAATCGCCAGCCATACTGTCCATTGTGTATTGACTTACTTCTTCCTTTGTTGCGCCATTGTTTCTAAGTGCTTTTGAAACTGTTGCCATAATTTCAAATGCGTTTTCAGTAAGTGTTAGATGTACTACTGCTTGTGGATATTTAGGTTGTACTTTGTTCATTTGTTATGCCCCGCTTCTTGGTTGTAGGTCAAACGCAAAACTTTCATTGCGTTCGGTATGAGTTGTTTTCTCTTCCATAAGTTGTTCAATCTCTGCCTTTGCGGAGTAATAAGCCGCTAGCATTTTGCTTTCACTTATATCTTTGTGATGTGCCATAGCAATACGCTTAAACCATTGCTTGAAAGTGTTTCTTGAATAAGCGTTGGTTGTTAGTCCAATGCGTATTTGTACATCTTCAAATGTTGGTTCAACATATTGATTTGTTTCTTTATCGTAAAAGAAACCGTTGTAAACAGTAGAAAGCAATTTCAATCTTGCGTAAAACTCAATTGCGTTTTCTTCTGTAATCGTGTGCATATCCACGCTCATAGTTGAGAAGATAATGCCCTCTGTTTTTCTCCATTCTGTGTCAGACTGTAATAGTTGAATGTCTGCGCATTTTGTTATATCCCAAGATAGTGCCATTTGTTTTACCCCTTTTTCCTTAGTTGTTTTCTTGTAGTTGTTGTTGGAACTTTGACCATGTGTTATCCATACTTTCTTGTGAAAGTGGAGTTACTGACGAATGTTCTGCCGCAGTTAGAAAGAAATCTGAGCGGAACCGTGAATTACTTGCGCCAAATGCGCCGACTAGCATCATTGTGAGTGATTCAAGTCCTTCTGTTGCATCTGGGTGAAACTCTTTTGCTTTTACTATTAGTGCTGCTATTACTTCGTAGTCCATTTTGCTCATTGCCATTTTGTTACCCCTTTGTTTGTTTGTATGTGATAGGCGTACCATCATCAGTAACCGTTGCCTAAGCGGTTAGACGGCACTTACTTTTAGTGCAAGTGCCGTTTCGGAATTATGTCCCTAGTTATTTATGTGTTTGTGGAATGTGTACCACTATCGGTTTGCCAAACCGACCTCTGAGATAAATTCTCCATGCCGACTTCCGCCTTATTTGGAGTGCGCTGATTAGCAACTACTGTGGGTGCCTGTCTTTGTCACTTGTCGAGGACTTACCCGTTGCGTGCGTTCCCTTATTTGCGTGTCATAACTTTTTGTAATGTGTTATATCGGTGAATTGTGAACCTTACCGAATACCGAACCTGTACCTAAATACTGTTAGTGTGATTATCAGCGACTAACAGTTTGTGCTGGTTTTGTTCGGACTTACAATTTGTTACTGGATACTCTGAACGGTGCAAACTAAATAACGATTTTGCTTTCCGTTTATATCTCCTATTTGAAAAATATCTAACTTCAAACCTCGCCAGAGCGGTGCGGTGCATATGCGTTAATCCGATGCCTTCACCGAGGTTTTTGTAGATATTTAGTTGTCATATGTTGCTGCGTGTGGGTAATTTACTTTCGATAGCCAAAGTGTTCGAGTGCCTAGGCGTTAATCTCGTTTTTTCCATATCCCTATGGGTAACGGTTTCTGTCGATTTCTAAAACCACTATTTAGTTGTTCGTACGACTACAAGTGTATCAGACCACGCCGAGATGGGTTTTAGAGGGTGTTTTTAACGCCGTTACAGCCCCATACAGACACGCATATATGTAAGTGGTACATCTATATGCAATTGCTATTCAAATGTCCGCAAATAGCCTTACAAGGCTTATGGAAAGTAGGCAGTTTTTTAATTTCAACACATTATTTGTAACACTTGCATACCCAAGCGTGAGTGGGCATACACTTCTGCTATGGCTGAAAAATCACATTATTCACAAATCGCAATCCGTTGCGGTGGTTTGACTGTTGAATTAGGAACAGAAACTGAATATCCAGACATGATTGATGATTTAACTAACCGTGCGCTAAATGTATTTAAGGAAGCAATGACTGCGGCAAAAGAAAATGGCGTTGATGTTTCAAATATGCGGTTAATTACTTCTGATTATGGTGATGAGTATGAAGAAGATTAGTCCAACCACACTTTGTATTCTGCGGTAACTCTGCCTTTAATTGGGTCAATAAAATGCAACCGTTGGCTTGGAATAGCACTAGCAGCTAGTAAATCGCGTGCATACCGATTATCACTTTCGGTTGAACCTGTTTGATAAATACTTCCTAATCCATTTGCCATGGGCCAACAGGCGTGTGTGTGGTAATGCCCCACATATACATCTCTGAACTCCCACGGATACGCACCGCTACGCCAACGATTTGCGTGTTGAACAATTGCAGTAGGTGATGCAAAACCGTTTCTTCCCACTTCATCACCGTGAATTAACAATGCGCGGTAATTACCAATTTCAACTCTTTGTACATCATCTGGACAATCTTGCCAAGTTAATCGCTTTTCATCTGCTAATAACTGGCGTGCTAATTCGTAACACATACGGTCAATATTGTCGTTGCGTGGTACATCTGCGCGTTTGTTACCGATACGCCCATGATTACCCCACTCTGCAACCACTAATACATTTTCGTACATGGCTAATGCTTTTCTAATAACATCTGTAATTAACCTTGAAACAGTTACATATTGTTCAAATAGCGTTGCATCTACTTCATGCAGTTGTGCTGGATAGTTAAATAAACCTTCCACCATATCGCCACCAAACAAAACAACTACATCTTTCACAGGGTGGTCTGCTCTTTGTATCTCTGTAATCTTGTATGCCTTATCCACAAACTCCATAACGCGTGTGCGCATAACTTGTGAGTTATATGTGGTTGTTTTTTTACTGCCTTGCCAGTCCGTCATATGCCATAGCGCAACTTCAGTAGATTTTTTGCGCTTATCCGATACGGGAATTTGTACAGGTTTAATTGAACCCATAGCCAAAGTTGCATCTTTAGCGGCTTGTATTGTTACTTCAACTAATTCTTCGGTGCGGTTCTTTGCATCTTTGAGTTGTTTCTGTGTACGCACTAATGCTCTACGCAATTCAGTTACATCACTTGACTCAATATCTTCTGGCAATTCTTCAAATCGTTGTTTAAGACTCATCAGATATCTCCATACCGTGTTGTGTATAACCTAATTTGTCTAACCAGTTATCTTCATGTAACGGATTTGATACACACCGCACAGACTTGAAGAAATCCATCATTAATGCCACCTGCCACGCAGGTATGTCATCAATACCAAGTAATGCGCCCCAACCACGACCAGCGCGTGCAAAGTTTTCTTCTGCATCACCGTGTATTTGTTGTCTATCTTCAAGAATTTTGTTTATTTTTTCGGGCATTTACAAACACCATTTCTATGTGCTCGTATTGCTTCATTACTGCTTTTAATACCTTCCGACCGAAGCGCACTTAAAATAACATTTGCAGATAAACCTCTTGCCCATGCTTCATCTAATGCCTTTTGATTTTCTGGCGTTAGATTGTCATACATAAATTGATATGGACACCAGTTTGATGGTTTTTTGTTCTTGTTTGCCTCTTCTAACTTATCTGCCAAGCCCATAATTGCCACCTTTCTCGTTAAGCAAATCATACACACAAAAGTATGTTGCTCGTACAAGAAACCGCAAATTAGCCTTTACTTATTTTGGCACAAGTGGCACATCTGCGCCCACGCTGACCTCTTACATATCGAGTGTTTTGTGGCGTAAATTCATGACCATGTTTGCAATGTGTTCTGGCGCTTCTTGCTTTTACAATCAAACTTCTCTTTATATTATTTGATTGACTTATTGCCTGTAAATGTTTTGGATTAACGCAACTAGGGTTGCGGCATATATGGTCAATTACCAAACCTTGTGGAATTTTGCCTTTGAAATATTGATACGACCATCTATGTGCGGTAATTGTTTTACCAGTTTCATCGGTAAATAAACCGTATCCGCTTTGTAATTTAGATGCATTCCACAACCAGCACTCATTTGTAATTGTGTATTTAGCGTGAAATCTGCCTTCAATATCCATATGAATACCTCTAACTAGGCGGTTGCAATTCCCCAAAAGAACCGCCTAGTCAAAGTGTTATTTAGTTTTTTTCTTGCTTTTGCTAGCAGCAGCAATTATTGCATTTTCTACAGTATCTGCAACTAGCCCAAATGAAGGGTCATTTTTATCAATACCGCGAATAGCAGGTCCAACAACCGCCGCCGCAGTAGCAAACGCAAGTGCTTTGATATCTGTTACACCAGCCGCATATAACGCAATAGCGGTTACCGCAAAGTGGCGTAATGCAGACTTAATCATTTCAAGATATTTCTTTTCCATTTTTACTCCTTTGGTCTAGCGATTGCCATGATTGTTTTGTAATCACGCTTTTTCAAATAGAAACCATCACCATTTGACTGACTGCCTGATTTACCTGAACTTGTATTGCCTTCATATACTTGAAGATATTTTAATGTTGTGTGGTGGAATTTAACAATTCCCACATGGTCTGGTTGTGCATCTTCATCAAACTGAAAAAACACAAGGTCGCCTCTTTGGGCTTGTCCTAACGGTACAAGTTGATTATTTTTTGTTAAATATTTTAACCATGCATCACAAGATGCAAAACCTTTTCTGGTGTTAGCAACTGATTTGATAATGCCAGCATCAAAATACATCTTTGAAGCAGACATGGCACACCAAGGTTCATTATTCATGCCAAACCACTTACCAAATGTTGTATCGTTATTTGCGCCTTCTGTGTAACCAACAGATGCCTCGCATAATTCAATTACTTTATTTAGGCTCATTTATTTCTCCTTCTTCTTTACTCTTTGGCTTGGACTTTAATCCGTTAGCAGAAAGTATGCCTGAAAGAGTACCAGTAAGAAACACGCATAAAGTGGATACAAGGTCAATAAATGCCGCATCATTTGGTGCTTGCGCCATAGGTTGTGTTACAAATACCAACGCATAAAGCATGGCAAATACAGAACCTGCAAACACCAAAGCCAACAATATTCCTATTGTAACAATTAAGCGTGCGTGTAATTCTTCGGGAGTTAGTCGTTTTCTAGCCATTTTGAGTCTCCACATTTGGTAATAAATCCTTTGTACATTGTCCAATTGCTTCACATTGTGGTGGATTACATTCTGTTTTTGACCAGTTTTCAAACTCTTGGCACGGATATCTTGTGTAACCTTGATAACCGCAACTGGTTAAACTAAATGCGATTAACAAGTAGCAAATAAATCTCATCAACGCGGCTTTCCAATCGTGCAATTGTTTCACTTTGTCTATTTTGCTCATCTCGCAAACTGCTTCCCCCATTGGGTTTTAATTCTGCAAGGTAATACTTAACTAAATGCCGCACTCCCATTGCAAATGCGGTAATTAGCGTTGTTATGCCAACAGATAATCCAACCCATTGTTCAACAGTCATTTTATGTCCAAGTCAGTATGCGTACAGTTCCGTTTGCATCTACGATTTTGGCTTGGTTGGTTGTTATATTCAACCAAGCATCACCTTTGCGCGGATTGCTAGGGTCTGATGTTACATTAGGAAATGTAAATCTTGTAGCAGTTTCAAGCAAACGCAATCTACGGTCAAGGTCAGCAAATAGGACTCTTAACTCAGGCGGTTGATTAATGTATGCCATAATTTCCTAGTTTGTTGTAGTAGTTAAAGTTAATGTTACACGCTCTGGACCATCTTCACCGGGCTGCACTTCAACTCCCACAATACGGTAAATTTCATCTAAACCAGCCTGAACCGCAGTACCAACACCAGTTGCAGGGAACCGTTCATCTGTAATGCGTAATCTTGCGCTATCACCGATTGAATAAGTACCGTAAACAGGACTTACATACGCAGGTACAACAAGTTTAATTACTGTTGGCGGATAAGAAACTGCAATAACTTGACCCTCTGCTAATTGTGCAAGATAGGTTGCATCTGTAACATCTGAATAATTTGCCTGTTCTTCATATAAAGCCCAGCCATTTGTTAAAAATGTTGTATCTTGATAAGTTGCTTCTAATTTACCTTCATTTGAACCAGCACCAAGTGCGTACAAAGTATTAGCAACTAATGAACCATCTTCGGGATATTCATATTCAACTACATTTCCAGCAGGAAATTCAAACAATAATGCGCTTGGATTAGTTGCAGAATATGTTGTTCCAATTCTTGGATAACCTAATCTAAGTGTTTTTGTGGGCGCGCCTGAACCGTTATACGCAACATCAATATTAAAGTCAAAACCATTTTCTGCACGCGATAAATCTTGTAATGCTGAATAATAAGTTTTCTTTTCATACTCATAATAAGTTCTAGACACCAATACGCCAGAAGTTTCAACGCCTACTTGCACACCAATATTGCCATATGTAACTCCTTGCGCTAAAGAAATTAAGTTTTGCGCAATCGTTAATTGGTCAATATTGGTAAATACTTGGTCTGAGGTAATTCTGCGTTTTTCAAAATATGACTCAAACTCTCTGGCGTTAATTGAAAGAGTTTGATTTGAAGATTGATAACTGCGATTCCAAATAATTCCACCCCACACAAGTACGCCATCTCTATCTACATACACCGCACATTTAGCAGGTATTGTTGCGTTAGTAATATTGAATGCAGTTGTGTTAATACCTGATAAAAGTATGCGACCTTGTAACGAACCTGCCTGATTAAGTTGAGAACCAAATGAAACGCCAGTTAAAGGTAACTCAGCAATAATTACATTGGTGAGTAAATCCGCAAACAGATATCGGTATGTTGTGGTCATACCGCTAGATTACCAGTGTGTCTGCTTCTTCTGCCGTGAGTGGCTTGCCTGCAATTAACTTTGCTTTGGCGCTTGCTTTCAATGTAGCCAGCGCTTCTGCTTCTTCTTCGCGTGCAATGGCATCGGCTGCTGCCTGTGCCTGTGCCGCTTCATTGGCTGCGATTTCATCTGCAGTCAATGGGCGCTCTGTGACTTCGCCTGTTTCGCAGTTGATTTCGATTGCTGTTGTCATTGTTGCTCCTTATGAGTTCTTGATGCCGTAGAGATAGAAAGATGAACCTGAAACAAAGTTAGTATTACCGTATAAAGTTATAGAAGCAACAGAATTATTGCTTGCCCATAACATTGCATCTGCTTCTATTCTAGCATCAGTTGCATTGTTTTCAGTAGCACCAAATACTCCAATAGGTTTTGATTGAGCAATCAAATAATTTGGCACATAAATCTCAAAACTTCCGAAAGTGTTAGATGTAGATGATGCAGCATTGACATAAGATGGATAAAGAGTTGTGTTGCTACCGTATCTGCCAGACGTAGTACCTGTTCCACTTCCATTAATCCACGTTTGCGAAAATGCTGACGTTGGAGAACCACCATTGAAAGCCATAGCCATAGATTGATAATTACTAGCACTATCGACTCTTGCAGATCCTCTCAACACCAAATCCGTAAAAGTAGCAGGGATTGAAGAGAAGGTCACAGATGCGGCAGAACTGGTAAGGACATTGGATGAGATGAGTGAGTATGTGTTAGGCATTTTTTATCCCATACAGAGTCGCGGTTGTGCCAGAATTGAAGTTGTAAGTCTGCACTTCTAGTTTGATTGAAGTAATGGCTGCCGTGTTTCGCCATAGTCCAACACCACGAATGACAATTCCTGAACCATTTAAGTCTGCTGAGGTTTCCATTAAACCAGTTTTGAAAGTAGAACCAGTATAAGAAAAAATATCAGTTGTAATCAACATTGGAATAGTTGTGCTACCGCCAAGAGGTAAATTAGGAACCCATTTAGTATTAGAGTTAATCTGTCCAGATGCTGTACTCGCTCCGTCACCTGACAAGCGTGTCCAAGAATAACCAGTAGTAGTGCCGTTGAATGTTATTTCAACATAATCGGCTGCTGTTTGAATTGTGCTTACTAAGACTATTCGTAAATCTGTATAAGTTGCAGGAATGCTTGAAAAAGTAATGTTTTTAGTTGCACTGCCTAAAGTCGTGGTAGCGATTGGCTCGTATGTTGCTGGCATTTACGCTCCCTTAATTCCGTATAATGAAATGGTCGTTCCTGTTTCGTAACCTGAACCATTTGATATATATAACTCAATCGAACTAATCGCGCTCGTGTTTCTCCAACAACCGCTTTGTAAGCGTATAAACTCATTGCCAAAAGTATTGTTAGTATTGTTTCCGTTGATGAGTCTTAAAGTTTTGTTCTTAGTAGTTGATGCGTAATCAATAATATCAAGAATTCCGACACCAAAAATGTTGGCTCCTGTTCCTCCACCCATCATTAGTGCATCTAATGAAAAGTCATTTGAGTTAATATCAGAACCAGCACTAGGTGATGAACCATTTCCACTAAGATTATGTCTGTCATACACACTAGAAGTATCACCGTTAAAGCGTAATCTCAACGCTCCACTTCCACCACCGTTTCCTGAATTATCTCTTGCAATAATTCGGATTTGAAGGTGCTTGTATGTTGAAGGAATTGAAGAGAATGTGACGCTAGTTTGACCGCTTCCTGTTGCAGTAGCAATAGACTCGAAGGCAGGCACTGCCGCCGCTGCAAAAGAGCGATAACCGTATGCAGATGCGTTTGCAAGGGTTGATGTGATTGGTGACATTATGCAAACTTCGTCTGTGTCTCAAGAACTGTGTATGTCGGTGTCGCTGCTGTCTTGATGATTGTAAACACATAGGCATCAATTGAAGAAGCATTTCCTGCCGAAATCGCTGCTGGCACCTTTGGCGTTACTGTTGTGCCGTCAATTTGAATTACATTTGGATAGTACGCGGTTGCACCATTTGTATTGAGCCAAACAAGCGTAATTGCATCTCCTACTGGCAAAGCAGTATTCAAAGATACTGTGCTGGAGTATCTAAAATTAAGCGTATGGTTGGCGGTTGCGTTTGAGGTGTAGTACCAAACAGATGCAGTTTCAACATTGAAGTTAATTGTGCCAGTTGCAGCAGAAGCAACAACATTAACATCTTCTTCCATACCTCTGACAATTGCATCAGTCAAAATACCGCTTGAAATTGTTGGCGCCGTTCCAAATACATTTGCGCCTGTTCCAGTCTCATCAGTTAAAGCAGCAGCAAGATTGGCTGAGGTTGGTGTGCCAAGAAATGTTGCAACGCCTGTTCCAAATGATGTAATACCTGTACCGCCGTTTGCTACTGCAACTGGTGTTGTTAATGCAACGCTTGGTATTGGACCAGTTCCGTTTGTGACGGTAATACCTGTTCCGCCTTGAACCTCAGTTAAATCTCCAACAGGTAAATTTGTAGTAACGCTAACGCGAGTATCGGTAATGTTTGCATTAAGAATTGAAGTTGCTCCAGCGGCAACTGCAATAGTTGCAAGTGAGATTGAGTTTGTTGGTGTGGCTGGAGCAGTTGGCGAACCAGCAGGTGTACCTGCAACAACGGTAAAAGTTACATTGTTGGTTGCACCTGTGTAATAAGAGTCATTGACGGTTACAACAACGCGGTCAATTCTAGGGTTGGTTGGATTAGCGGCAGTAATAGATAATTGAGTGGCAGCATCATTATAGAATTGATATACACCCATATTTGTTGTGAAGTCACCAACGATTGCACCCCAACCTGTTGCAACTTGAACAGCCATGCCCGGAGTTCCAGCCTGAGTCACCGCAAGAGAAGATGTACCGATAATTCCTGTTGTTGCAATAATTGCTTGCATGGATAAGCGGTCATTTTCGGCAGGGTGAGAACCGTTTTGTAACCAACTTGGTGGTGTGCGTAATGCCATTATCTTCTCCTAAATGTAAGCATTGTACCAAGCAACTGTAGCCGTTGTTAGCCCAGATGTTGTAAATGAACCTGTTAAATAATACTGCGAAGTACCTGCTGGTGCCGCAAACCAAGTACCTGTTGAAAGCAAATTACGAGCAGATACTCCGTTAAGCGTAATCAGTTTATTGTATAAATCAATTACCAAAGTATCTGTGTTTGCAAAAGTACCTGATAATAACAAATATTGACCTGTTGTAACATTTCCAAGCGTTGGATTTGTAATTGGACCGTTAAGTGTAATTGTTGGATATGTTGTAGCCCAACCTGCATTAACCACATTTGTTGTCGTTGCATAAGAACCTGAACCATATACAAGATTGTAAGTGCGGTTATAAGTACGACCTGGTGGGTCAGATACAACCATTGAAGCCGTTTGCAAAGTTGAGTCATAATAATTTGGGTCAGGGCAAAAAAACTCAACTTGCGAAGTAATCATGCCGTATGTGTAATTTGGGTCAACAGATGTGCGCAAAACGCGAACACGCGCATTTATAAATTGTTCTCCCGAAGGCGGCAAAATGAAATATAAAGGCGTTGTGCCAGATGTTTGTGGTAATAACTTTGCCTGAATTGTGTTGAAATTTGTTTGTGCAGAATTACCGCCAGAAGCAAATGTTTGAAATGTAATTGAAATTGTGCGACCGCCTAGAAAGTCACGACCAGAAAACATACCATCTTGATATCCTCGGTTGTCATCTTGATTGCGAATTCCGGGCAATCCTTCCAAACCTTCAACGGACAAAATTTGATAAGGCGAACCAGAACCACCAAATGTAATTCCTGCAAAAGAAAATGAATAACTATTTGTAATAACAGGCATTATCTATCCCTCGACCCTACTGTTGCAAAACTTGGAGTATATCCGCCAGAAGTTCCAAATTTAATTGCGCTTAAAGTTTGTGCTGAAATATCACTTGCACTTGCGGTTGGATATGAAATATTTTGCGTTAGGTTGAACGCAGATGCTTTTTCAATGCCAGCAATAGTGTTGGTATTTACATATTTTTGGGCGGTAGGCGTAACTGGCGTAATTGATGTTGTTGGTTTTGTTGGTACTGTAACTGTTGGCGTAGTAAATGTTTTAGCAGAAGCCAAAGCAGTAGCAAGTGCCTTAATAGCCGTTATTGTGGCATTTGTAGCATTTGTTATTGAACCAAGTTTTTCAACCATATCTTTTTCAATTTCAGCAAGAGTATCTGCAAGTTCTTTGCGAGTCTCTGCTTGCGCTTCTTGAAATGCAACAAATGCTTCGTTTAACGCTTCTTGTAAGTTTTTATTAACATCTGCTATTGACTCTTGTAAATCTTTATCAATTGCAGTAATTGTTTCTGCCAAATCAGCCTTTAATGAAGCAATAGCACTATCGCGTGTTATTTCTGCTTCTGCGGTTGCTTCGTTAAATGTTTTGTTAATTTCTGCTTGTGCTTCCGCATATTGTTTTGCTTGGTCGGTAAGAGCAACGGCTAAATCTTGTTGAGCCTCTTTGTATGCTTCATTTAATTCGCTGGTTGCAAGGCGTGCGCCCTTATTCATTTCTGTTGAAAGCGCATCTAAACCGTTATTTTGAGTCCTTTCCATTTCAAGGAAAGTTGCCTGTAATTCGCGTATTGTTTCAGGCGTAGCGTTTTTCAAACTTTCTGCTAACTGATTACCAACCTCTGGTCCAGCACCAACAATTTGTTCAATAAATGTTTGTGAAAATCCTTGTGCTTGTAACATTGCAGCATTTTTTGCAAGTTGTTTAGCGCCAACTAATTTATTCTTAATTGCGCTAATTAAGCCTTCTGCATTTTGAGCACCGCTTTCGGCTAAACCTTTGAACAAATCTGTAACGCTAAATTCTGTACCTTTAGCGAAAGCGTTACGCAGTCTGTCAATAGACTGTTGAATAATAGATTGCAATTTGTCATTGCCAGATTTGGTAATTGATGCAATTTTATTTTGATTATCTTGTGTAAGTTTTGCTAAATCAGCTGCCTTTTTCTCATTTAACTTACCCATTTCATCATTAAAGCGTGTTTGTGCTTCTTTGATTTTTTTATTAGTGTCAATTTCTGCCTTTAATTTCTTTTCGGCAGCATCTTTATTCAAATCATCAATTTTATCTTTTGCATCTTTGTTTAATTTAGCAGTTTCTTTGGCGTAATCTGTATCAATCTTTGCCATTTTTTCATTAAACTTAGTTTGCGCAGAAACAACTTTATCTTGCAAATCTTTTACAATTTTTATGTAATCTTCATTTGCTTTTTTGGTTTCTTCTTTTGCTTTTGCTTGCGCCTTTTTTTGTTCAGCAGTTAATCCACCGCCGGTTGGTACATTTGTTGAATTACCAAAATCTGTACTAGGCATTTCCAAGAATTTGACTTTAATTGGTTTGTTAAATTTATCTAATCCAGCAGAAAGTGCTTTTGCTTTTGCAGCCGCTTTATCTGCAAAATCGCTAACGCCTTCAAGCCCTTTATTCAGAATATCTAAACCTGCTTTAGCAAATTTACCAACACCAGGCAATTTTGATAAACCTGTTAATAATGTTTTAAGTGGTGTTAAAGCCATTTTTAAGATTGCTTCGCCGACTTGACCAATCATAGGAACAATTGCTGCAAAACCGTTTAATGCCGCCTTTGACATTTGAATTACAGCCTTGCGGAAAGCCTCAGATTTGTTCCACAAAATAACAAGTCCGCCAATTAACAAAACAACGGCTGCAACAACTAAACCAATTGGATTTATTGCCATGGTGGTATTAAGTGCTGCTTGTTGTCCTGTTAGCATAGCCGTAACTGTTTTATGAACACTTGTAATTGCCGTCCAAGTTTTAGTTAATGCCATTGAAACTTTTATATAGGCATTATATGAGGCAAGAGCAATTGCAACTGTTAAAATAATACCGCCAAAGATTTGAAATGCAGTTGAATTACGCTTTACAAACTCTATCGCTTTATTCAAATTATCCATAAGTGTTTTTAGATAAGGAATTAACACTTCACCAACGGCTTGTGCGGCATTGTTAAATTGTTCTTTAAGAATTTGTAATTGAACGCTAAATGTTTCTGCTGCTTTTTGTGCCTGACCGCTTAACTTTTCTTTTAACTCTTGCATTGCTTTTGAAGTTGCTTCTGCTCTTGGTAAAGTGTCATCTAAAACAATTCCAAATTGCTTAAATACTTTACCTGCACCCATATTTGCTCTTACAAGCATTTGAGACGCAGACTCTAAACTTATTGACTTAGCGCGTGCTAAATCGGCAGACATTGCTAATAATTCTTTTGACTTTGTTAAATCACCAGTTGATTGAATTAAAATCTGCATACTTGCGGCAGCGGCTTCATCATCAAAACCAAGTTGTACAAAACTGCTAGAAAGTTTGTCAATTTCTGCTCTAGCCGCGGCAGTATTTAATCCTTGTGATGCTAGTGTGGCATTTAACTTTGTCATGATGACTTCGGCATCCATTGCCTCTTTAATACCAAGTGCTGCAAAACCAGCAAATGCCGCACCCATAGCCAACAAACCAGCCGTAGCAACACGGCTTGCTTTATCCATACCACCGATTGAACCGCCAGCCTTTTGCGACTGGTCTTCCATTTTGCCTAATTCATTATTAACTTGCTTAAATTCTGCAATAGCCTTATCAGCAACGGCTTTAATCTCAAATATCGCTGGTGGTAAAAATGCCATTACCTAACCACCTTGCCAATATGTTTAGCAATAATTACAGGAGCAATCGCCTTAAATCTGATAAATGCTGGCTTCATGTAAGGGAAACCAGCCATAGCAGAAGTTCCTTTCCATGACTCAGGCGCATATCCGCCACCTAATTCAACGGCGCGACCGTAAACAATTGTTGGACCAACAATAGCAGAATAACTGGCAAAACCTTTGCGAAACTTCTCTCCGCGTATGGAACGGCGCAAATTACCTGTGCGGTTCATAGGCGGTTGCCCAGATATAGCCTTTTGTCCTTTTGGTCTGCGCCCTTCAATTTGTTCTTTGGATAATTGAATAAGTGCAAGCATCATTTCATCTCGTGCCGCCATCGCGCCTTTGTCCATATCAGCGCCAGCCTTTTCTAATGCGTTACGCACTAGTTTAAGATTTGATGTTATCACTCTCAACCTGTTTCACTAATGAAGATATTGCAAGTATCCAATCCAACAACGCCGCAGGTTGCTCATCTACCTGTTGCGGAGTCCAACCAAAGTCCTTTGCACAAATGAAATATAACCACTCTTCATCTGGATATGTAAAGGCTTCATGTCTTTCTCCGCCTTCAAGCAACCACCTTAAGCGTTGGAGTTTTCTAAAGGGCTTTCGGTATCCTTTTCATTTTCTTCTGTGTTAGCCAATGCTGGGAATAATACCTTTTGCGCTTCTTTTGTTTCATCAACAAGAAAATCGTAATCAGCCATTTCAAGTTCATCTAATGAGTCAATTTTAATTGACGGAATAATTAAATCAAGTGACCAATCTTCAATAAGCACGGCAAGTAATCCATCTGTTAATGAAAGTGCTTGCATAATACCTTCATCTGCTTTACCTGCGTTTGCGTAAATCTTCTTGCGGTCTTTTACACGCAATTCTTTTGGGTCGCGTAATGAAACTGTTGCACCACTAGGTAGTGTGATTTTCTTTTTTGCCATTTTATTTCCTTCCAATCGGTTTATGCCTTCCAATTTTACATCAAAATAGGTGCTAGGGGGTGGGAACGGGGAAGGCGACCGCTCAACCAACCCCCTAGCACATTTGTTCTGTTACTTAGATATAAGTACCAGAAGCCTTTGCATTTTGTAGTACCCACTTAATAGGAGCAAAACCGCCAGAAGCACCTGCATCTGTGGTGTTACCAAGACCGTTAATTGAGACGCTAATTTTTACAAAATCATCTCCACGGTCATAAGCGGCGGCAGTATAAGCACCCTTTGTAATGGTTGCTTGAATTTGAATTGCAGCAGCACCTGCGCCATAAGCCCAGTTAAGAACAATGGCAGGTTGTGTGTTTGTTAGGTAGCGTGTTAATTCTGTATCCGCTTCCATAATAAACTCAATATCACCTGTAACATCAAGAGCACCAACAAATATGCTAAATGGGTCTTGTGTTTGTGAGATACCGTAAATTGGTGTAACTGGTCGCTTCATAGCAATTGAACCTGTCATACCATTTGTGATGGCAGTTCCACCGATAGATACAGTTCCTTGCCAAACTGGTGTTGGCAATAGTGTGCTAAATGTTGGTGTTGGTGCAGTAGTTGTAGCAGATAAGTTACCTGTGGACTTTGCATCAAATTCCAACATTCCGTCTGCATTAAACTTTAGTGTTACATCATGGAATTGTTGTGCTGCATAAGTACGAACACCAGCAGCATAAAAATCTGTAAGTGTGTAAGAAAGTGGTTGAACATCAGTAGATGCTGCAAGACTGTTCTTTAATGAGATTGTGTGCGTAAATGGAGCAGATGAGCCAGTTGTAGCGCAAGCACCCATAATACCTGTTAGTGCATAACCGATACCATCAGCAAATACCGCGCCACCTAAATCAAATGTAGAGCGTGTTCTGCCCGGAATATAGTTGTAATTTTCAACCATAGCACCGCGTAGTCCTTGGTCATACAATGGGTCAATTACATTTACTGGCTTTACAGTATCTTTATTGACGAGAAGGTAATCTGTCGGTGCAACGGCAGTACCTTTTGTGCTTTCTTTTGCAATTCCTATATAGGAACGGACGGAATTTTGGACTGCCATTTACTCACTCTCCTGCGGTGTTGTGAAGGTTGGTTTGGTTGAAATCTTAGCACTAACACTAATAACTTCATACGCATTAAAATCATCTGGGGCATCAAATTCTGCATTTGGCGCCACAACAATCCCAAGCGAAGGGAACACACGCTCGTCTGTTCCCGTGTATTTATACTTTGCCATATGTTCTCCTTATGCTTGTATCATTTCGGTAACATCAAACTGTAATTCAGCGTATGTTTCCGTTGCTCCCTCGGCGACCGTTGCTGGTTCGCCATAAGTAGCATTGATAATAGGTTCAGCACCTTGCCAAACCAATGTTCCTGTTGAGTCACCAAATCGGTGGTCTGAACGCAATCTTGTCTTAATATTATCAACAAGTGTATCAAAATCTGTCATTGCATCTTCTGCGTTTCTTTGCAAAGAGTGGTGAAAGATTTGTAGGACTATTGAGTAATCTACACGCTTCCAACCGTTAGTAGCACCACCAATTGCCAAGCGTGTTTCATTTTCTGACTGAATAAATACCACAACTGCGGCACGCGATAATTGACCTGCCGTTGAACCAACTTGAAAATTTATGCG